TAACAAAAGATTCTTTATTTTGACGTTTTCCGTTTATGTAAACTTTAACTTGTAAGTCATCTAAATTATTTTTAAAATCATAAACATCTATAGGAAAATCGTTAGTTAATCCACTTTCTTTAAATATACGAACAATTGGCTGAACGTTTTTAATAGTTGACTCTACCCACCCATTTTGGTAAGAAAAATTATCAATAGAAGCAACAATTTTTAAATATCCAATATTGGTATTTTTACTTAATACATCAGTTAATGATTTATAATTAAAACTATCACTTAGTAAATTAAAGTCAAATACAATATCGCCGATATTATTAATATTTTGATAACTTAAAGGAAATTTAAGCTCAGCATCATTTGTACCAGATCCTATTTTATAAGAAAATAATTTGGTACCAATAAAATTAGAACCCTCATAAACTTCCGCGTTGCCATAACTTACTCCATTATTATCAAATATATCAAACAGTGGAGGTTGACTAATTGAGATTTTATCTTGCCCTAATTGCCAGGTATGGCCATTATACCAAAACATACTTCCTTGGTTTACATTGCCTAATTTAACTAAAATAGTTTCGTTATTAACAGGTATTGAATCAGTGTCTTCTACAAGATTAATCTGTCGACGAAGTCCGCCAAATACTTCAATTTTATGTGTGCCACTACCTGTGTTAAATAATTTAACTTGGGAAGTTAAGTTCTTGTCTGTATATAATTTAATTTTTGTAGTATCAACTACTACTACAAAATATATCTTACCGTTAATTAATCCTTCTATATTTGTATTACCGTTATTACGATATTCAATTTGATTTCCAGTAGTAAGACCGTGGGCGGTTGGAAATGTTAGTATACTAGTAGTTGTATCTACTCCTGTAGTTGCTACAAAATCTATAAGCCTGCCAGGTATTGAAATTTCAACAAAATTAACTTTAAAAATTTTACCGTTGACAAATCTATCAGTATCGGCTGTAAATAATACTCGCATTCCATTTACTAAATTAACACCGTCAATATTATATCCTAATGATCCTTCAATAGTTGAAAATACATCCGTTGTAAATGTATCTATAACATCAACATTTTCTTTTGATGCATGACCAAAATTAAACAATTTTAATCCAGCATTAAATTCAATAATAGGGCGAGTGGCTCGTTGGGCTTGATCTAATTCAGGAACTTGTCCGTTTGCTTTTGCCGATGCAATAATAATATCTTGGTGGAACCATCTATTGTTTCTGCTCCAAGGATTTCGGTCAATGCTTGCTCTATTGATAACAATATAATCTTTGTCTTTTGGAAAAGAAGTTAGTGTGCTGAACGGTGCTTTATCAAATGGCTCATCATCAAATAATAATGCAACTTCTTGCGTAAAAGAACTTATAATTTCAAGGTCGGCTTCGTTAACTAACGTAATTGCCGAGCCTACTCCTTCAACATACCAATAGCCCGTTGAATATTTTTTAGGAGCAATATTACCTTTGAAAAACAATTTCATTCCGTTAGATAACGGAACACCATTATTCATAGTATATGTTTTTTTACCTATAATATCTTTTTCTAAATTAAGAAAAGAATTTTCGTCAATATCTTTTACTTGTAATACACCACCTACATTAGGGTCTTGTTCACTAACATAAAATAATACATCAGGTGTATCATTCCCTACTTTAAAAGTTAATGTTCCAATTTCAACTGCACTTGCTGATACTCCTTCAGTATATCTATCTAGCTCACCAGGTGTCCTAGTTGTTTTTATTGAAAACGGATTATTAGGCGTATTAATGGAAAAATGATAAGTTTGCCCTCTATATAAGGTCAATGCAGGATTACGAGTTAATCCGTCTGGACTAAAAATATATGCATAAGTATCGCCTTCATCTTCAGCAATGACAGTATACGTACTTTCAATAGCTAATTGTTGGCCTTCTACTTCTACGGGAGTAGGACCGTAAGGTAGCCAATAGTACTGTTGAAAATTAACAAATTTATCCCAGCTGATGTGCGGATTCCAAGAATAAAACTCTTGTTTATTAAGTCTTTCGTGATTATTTACAATACCACCGGCAACAGAAATATGATTAATATGATCAATATAATCTTTAAAAAATGTAGTATTTCCAAGATAATCTTGTATAACTGCCGCAGGCTCTAATTGATAATCTTGTCTAGTTTTATCAGATGCTGACAGAAAAACATCTGCCGATTTAACAGATTTTGCACTTTGTCTACCAATAAACCCTGTTATTTTTTTAACAGTTCCGGGCTGTGTTAATTGATCTAATGTGGCTGATAAGAATTTTTTATTACTATCGGTTCGATAAAAACGAGGTAATAGATCAGCTGACTTTCTATTTTCTCTATTAGAAAGAGGCAAATTTGGTTCGTCTTGATTAGCCATTAATTATTTCCTGCACTAGTTATTGTTTGTTGACTTATTGTCATTGTATTTGAGGTTATTGAGCCTGCACTTTTTATCTTACTTGCAGTTATTGCTGATATTATTTCTATATCATTCACCGTGGCACCATTGATAAAAATTTGATCTTTTTCTGCTCGTATTTCATATAGACTACCAAATGTTAGTGTTGATTGCTTTGGTACTATAATAAAATTTACAATATTTGGAGCAAGTCTATTCATAACATATGTTGATAGTTCAGTAAAATAAAAGTTGCCACCAAAATCCCAATTCTCTAAAGCAAAGAATTCGTTAATTGCAGATAATACTTTTGATTTAACATCGTTATCACTGATAACAATTTCTGAATTTTTAACAATTTTAAAAACTGATTGCACATCTGCGCTGGCCTTAGATCCAAATAGTACTTTATACCTAACAGGATGATATATAATTTCATCACTTATACTTTTAATTTTATTGAGATCGGATGAAAGTAGATTGTATAAAAAATCAGAACTAGGTGCTAGTGGTTCTGTAATACGTGTACCGTCTAGCCATTCTCTAAACACTTTATCATAATCTTTAGTTAGAATAAAAACGTCAATTAAATTAGTTAGTCCAGGATCAATACGTGATTCGTAATCTGCATTATGTATATACTGAAATTTAATATTTGAGCGGCCTTCATAAACTTTATAATTTAATGAAACTACAAACCCTAATGTTAAACTATATTGTTTAACTACATTAGTGTCAATGAAATAATAATATTGCCCGTCTACCCCACTGGTTGGTTCTGTGGTCATTATTATAACAACATCGTTGGCATTATCTATCCATCTATAATCTTCTTGCCCTTGTTCTATTAAGTATAGTTCAAGCACTACATATTTTGTTGTAGTATTAGTATTAGGATCAACAATTTCTTCAAACAGTGTTGGATTGTCAACTACGCCATCATCGTCGGCGTCAGCAAAAGTAATTTCAATTTTTTTAGTATCGATGTATCCGTCAATTCCAACATATTCATTTGATATTTCCCAGTCTCTATCATAAGTAAAAGGAATAATATTGTCGGGTTTGGTATTGATACTTAGAATTTTAATGTTATCTTTAACTATAGTATTAGTTCTAGTATCATAAATTTTATCGCTAGCATCAAAATAAAATCTCAATTGTTGATCGCTTTCAAAAATAAATCTTAACAATCTAGACTTAACTGTATAAAATTCAGAATCTGTTGTGAATAACAATAACCAACTAGAATCTAATTGTTGATTAGAATTATCTCCTTGTTTTCCTAAACTAAAATCACTTGCAGTATTTAAATTAACATTGAATACTAATTTCCAAGTTCGAGACTCAACATCATATCTTAGACCAAAAGACTTATTGTCAAATATTAAATCAATCATTGTACTGATAATATTAGTGTCAAGTACTGTTCTCCATGCAGGAATTATTTGACTTAGTATTGCAGTTGACGGAACGATGTCATTTAATACAACAGTTCCTGAGCCGCCTAATAATTTACCAATACCGTTGTTAGTGCCGTCTCCACTAACTGAAATAATCTTACACCATAATATAGTCGTTGCATTAAAAGGCAAAGGTCCTGTAATAGGCATTAACTTATTAAAATTAGATTTGTCAAAATAATGAGTATATGTTTTTACTCCAGCATTGTCAGTAGTGAATAAAGATTCAAATTTTACTAAGGCGCTGGGAGTTATAAATCTTAAAAGTGTGCTAGTATATGTTCCGAGTTTTAGAGGGGCAACAAATCCAATATTAGAACCAATAAATCCTGTACTTTGATTAGTATCGGTAGTTGCATTATACCAAGAAATCTCAGTTCCTACGGCAATTGCTGTAAATTTAGAATAGTAATAATCTCGTAGTTGTTTTGACTTAAGAGTGTCTAATAATTGATTATATATAACTGCTTCAATATCTGTTCTAGTACTATATGTAAATCTAAAACTATCATCATATTCTTCTCGGTACAATGCCCCGTCGTCTGCAAATAAATTAGTCTTAGAATATTTGCCTGTTGGGTCTACTAGATCATAATATCGACTTATTCCACTACTTGATCTATTAATAGCTTTAACTTTTATAACTTGCTGATTAACACTTAACGGACTAATGTTGTAATCTTCGCCAGTTATCATACGATTTTGTGTATAGTATGTTGCAGGAGCGTTTGCCTTAATGCTAGTGTTTGACTCAGTTGCTGACGAGTTAGTAATTGAAGACTGCAAACTGAAAGTTATTGATATAGTTTCAGATTGATTATTATTAGAGATGTACGGTACTTCTATAGATATATTTCGCATATCTTTAGGATTAACTGTATATGCAACTCCGATACTTTGTCGATAATAAGTTCTAAACGAGCCTCTTGGAAGATTTCCAAACACTCCGTCGCTAAACGATAAACTAACTTTATCATCTGAGCGTGTTATAACACTATAGATATTTCTAATTGATTTTGTTAAACTATTGTAGATAGTGTTGTTGCCCTCTAGAGCTGGGATTTTAGCCCAATATTCTGACTCTACGCCTGCCTGATCTAATTTATATAACCACACATCGTCGTTGTTTATATTAACAGCATCAATGTCTACAGTCTCAGTTGTAGATGGTTGATCAATTGTAAATGTTCCCTGATTTAAAATACCTTGTCGAAAATGGATGAAAAACCCAGTATTTGCACTTCCGTTGCCGCGGCCATCATTTCTGTATAAAAATGCTAATCTATTACCAACAGCCGGTGGCTCTTCGTAGATATAATTTTCACCTTTAAATGTTGTACTAACAATTTCAAAAGGCAATACTCGACCATCTACAGATTTTGAAAAACCATATACCGGAACATCAGTATTCCTGGCTTGGAATCTATATTGTTCTGTAGGTATGTTGTATACTGTAGATTTATCATCTGGTGTACCAAATTGTCTATTAGCAGGTAATGCAGCATTAAGAATTTTAATAAATTGATCATACCAATTTGGATTAGTAGGATCATTCCATGTCACTGTCTGCCCTGATAAGTTTCTTCCATTAGAATCGTATATAACTTGGCTAGTTGATAAGGTAGAAAACTTTAATAATCCGCTGCCGGCAATATTTCTTTTAGTATTATAGCTCAATAGGCGGGCAAGACGGAGAATACTTTCACGACGCTCTGCTAGCTCTAAAAAGTTATCTCGGGCATTTAAATCAATACGGAAAGCTATGCTTTGTCCCAAGAACGCAATAAGGTCAATTAGAGCAAGGTATTCACTAGATTCAATGTAATCGTTAAAATCTTCAGGATAATTTTCCCTGATATAATTAACCATAACTCTGCGAAGATTTTCAAAATCGTAGCTTTGAAAGTCTGCATTGCGGAAGCTTTGGTAAATTCGTGTCCAGTCTTCTGCTACTAGTAATCTATTTTGTCTATCAGTTGTTGACATACGCCTATCCCAATTATTGAGTATTTAGCGTATATTATTATGTGTGTAGTTAATTACATTCCTGACAAGCCGTTAGCTTTGTCAAACTTTAACTGGATTGCTTCTTGAATGTTGTAAGGATAATATACTAGTACACACTCAATTTGTATGCCGGTATCATACGAAGTCACTAAAATTTGTTCAGCACGTACTCTACTATCATAGTTAATAATAGTCTCTACATCTTTAGTAATTAAATTTTTAACTTCTTCAGTTAACGGTTCAAATAAAATATCCCAAATCACTGTACCAAAATTAGGCTGTTCTAGTCGTTCGCCAAGTCGTATATGAAAATGATTTAGTATATCTTGTTTGATTAACTGTAGATCATACAGGGCAAAACTATCTGCCACAGAAGAAACTGTACTAAAACCTTTATAAGTTTTACTACCTGGTACTATCTGGCTTGCAGATTTGCCTTTTAGTGTAATCTTATCATATAACCGAGAACTGGATGCCATCTAGTATTTACTCCTCTTCGGGCGGTTCTTGATTAGCCGCTGGCACTTTAGCAAATGTATCAGTTGTAGTCGAATAGACTCTCCATGCTCCTGGAGGAGTGTTCATATCATCTGTAAAATCACTCTGGTCATTCAATTCTTCACCGTCAGTTGATTCATATCTACCAGCTTCGTCTCTATCTAATTTATCAGGTTTATAATTTACAGGATCTAAATTTTCATGGTGGGGATAAGGTTCAGGTGTGGGCATCCTACGCATTATTGACTCAGTACTAGTAGGAGATTCCCATTGATCTTGTCCTGATAAATCAATAATAGTGTGTAATTTTAATCGTTGAGGCAAATTTGCTTCTTCTGCTTCTTCTGCAACCTCTGCCGCAGAACCGGTTGCCGCAGTTGCGGCGCCTGGACCGTTCATATGAATTGCTGGGGCGGTTTCAACTATATTACCTCCAGCATGGGTTTCGTTTGATCCGCCAGATGTGTGGAATATGTGGCCGCCGGCATTAAGATCATAACTACCGTCCATACTTGTTATTACACTTCCTCCGTTTGTTGACGAACTATCTCCATCTACGCTAGTAGTAATACCACCGTCAACTTTTATATCTATATTACCCACTACATGATGTAAGAAATTTTGATCATACACCTTATTAACATCTTGTTTTACCAAATGTTTATAATTTTGATCAAATAATTTATCAACATCTTGCTTAACATGTTGTTTATAATTTTGCTCGTACGTTTTATCTACATCTTGTTTAATATGTATTTTTTGATTACCATCAACAATTAAAATTTGATCGCCAATAACATGTGTATGTTTCTCACCTTTAACTTTTGTGTTAAAGTTTCTACCAGCTTCCATGTTGATATCTCGATCTGCATAAAAATTAAAATCTTGCTTAGTTCTAAAACTAATACTATCTTCCGCATAAACTTCTATTTTGCCGTCACTGGTTAATTCGATCCATGCAGTTCCACGACTATTTCCAATATAAATTAAATCTTCACTATTATGTAATACTATTTGATGGCCAGTTCTTGTACGGAATCTAATTAGTTCATTATGCAATATATCTTTTATGCCGTCTTCACCTTGTTCAAGTGAAGCGTACTCAGGAGGGCCGTCAGTAGGTTTTGTTTTACGTAAAAACTTATCATCACCGTCGTCCATAACAAAACTAGATCCGCCAAGACGACTAACAAATGCATTATTAATCTTATGTTCGTGTTTACCTACTTTGCCTGTTGGTCCTTGTTTGTCAACTGGTCCAGGTGTACTAATTCCAAATACCATACTAAGATCGGAAGAGCGTC